ATCGAGAAGTGGGATCACCTGCGAGGGCTTACCTACTCGGTCGCGGTCGGCAGCGAAGCCCAGCGCAAGGCGGCGCTCCTGCAGAGGGCCAGCGTGTACATCATCAACCGGGAGAACGTCCAGTGGCTGGTGGAGGACAGCGGTCTGCCCTTCGACTACGACATGGTGGTCATCGATGAGCTGTCCTCTTTCAAAAGCTACCAGGCCAAGCGGTTCCGCGCTCTGCTGAAGGTGCGGCCCGGCGTCAAACGCATCGTGGGCCTGACCGGCACGCCCTCCTCAAACGGACTCATGGATTTATGGGCGGAGTTCCGAGTGCTGGACATGGGCAGACGCCTGGGTCGGTTCATCACCCGGTACCGCAGCGCCTACTTTCAGCCGGACAAGCGCAATGCCCAGGTGGTGTTCTCCTACAAGCCCCTGCCGGGAGCCGAGGACGCCATCTATGAGAAGATCTCCGACATCACTATCTCCATGCGGGCCGGCGACTATCTGGATATGCCGGAATGCGTGTTCAACGAGGTCAAGGTCGACCTGTCTGAAAAGGAACGGCAAGCCTACGACACCATGAGGGCGAAGCTGGTGCTCTCCCTGAACGGTGAAGAAGTGGACGCCGGGAACGCGGCGGCTCTGGCGAACAAGCTCTCCCAGATGGCAAACGGCGCGGTGTATGGGGAGGACAAGCGGGTGCTCCGGCTGCACGACCGCAAGCTGGACGCACTGGAGGATCTCATCGAAGCCGCCAATGGCAAGCCCGTCCTGGTGGCCTACTGGTTCAAGCACGACCTGGAGCGCATCCGGGAACGGTTCACCGTTCGGGAGATCAAGACCAGCGGGGACATCGCCGATTGGAACCAGGGCAAGATCCCGGTGGCGGTCATCCACCCGGCGTCCGCCGGCCACGGGCTGAACCTGCAGTCCGGCGGTTCCACCCTCGTCTGGTTCGGGCTGACCTGGTCGCTGGAGCTTTACCAGCAGACCAACGCCCGGCTCTGGCGGCAGGGGCAGAAAGACACAACTGTGGTCATCCACCACATTATCACGAAGAACACCATTGACGAGCGGATCATGTCCGCCCTTCAAAAGAAGGAACGGGCGCAGTCGGCTCTGATCAACGCAGTCAAAGCGGATCTGGAGGTGCGAAAATGACAGCGAAAGAATATTTATCCCAAGCCCGGCTTCTGGACGCCCGGATCAACGCCAAAATCCAGCAGGTCGCGGCTCTCAACGATTTGGCCACCCACGCCACGGCTACCCTTACGGGGATGCCCCGCAACCCCAACCGCTCCGAGTCCCGCATGGCGGAAGCGGTGGTCAAGATCGTGGATTTGCAAAACGAGATCAACCACGACATCGATGAACTGGTGGATTTGAAGCGGGAGATCACCCGGCGGGTGAAATCCATCCCCAACGCCGAGTACCAGCTCCTTTTAGAGAAGCGGTATCTGTGCTTCATGCCCTGGGAGAAGATCGCCGTGGACATGGGCTATTCCATCCAGCACATCTACCGTCTCCACGATTGGGCGCTGCGGGAATTTCCCGTCCTCCAGGAAACATGAGAGTTCGATGTATTGAATGAGAGTAGCTCCGTAGTGTATCATTAAAATTGCCAAAAGAATCAAGCGAAGCCATCGTGGGGCTACCCCTGCGGTGGCTTTTCTTATGCCCGGAAGGAGGTGGAATGTTGCCCACAAAGCCAAAGCGCCCCTGTTCGTATCCCGGCTGTCCCAAGCTGACGGACGGCAGGTTCTGTGAGGAGCACGCCAAGGCGGAAGCCAAACGCTACGAGAAGTACGGCTGTACGCCGCAGGTATGGCCGCGCCTGGAAACGCATCCGCGACCGGTACATCCAGGAGCACCCACTGTGCGAGCTGTGCCAGCAGGATGGCAGGCTGACCCCCGCCGAAGAGGTGCATCACAAGGTACCCCTCTCCGAGGGCGGCACACACGCACGGGACAACCTCGTTGCCCTCTGTAAATCCTGCCACGCCAGAATCCACGCCCAGCGCGGCGACCGCTGGCATACGCAAAAAGGCTGAGCCGCATTCGGCCCAGCCTGTCTGCTGTTAAGAAGATGAAGCCCCTGCGCTTGGCCGTGATGCTCGTTCCAATGGAACGCCCCCTGGCTTTGACGTCTTACATTATGCTGCTATGCCATGCGGTCATGCAGCCCGAACCCACGCAGGATAGCTTCATCAACCACACAGTACCAGCTGTGAGCGGGAAAGTCAAGACGAAGATTTCTCTCACCCCAGGGGGGCGGTCAAATCTCTACAGCCTGTGGGCCGTGCAACGGGCCGGGGGTCTCGCGCACAAAATCGCGGTTTCAAAGGGGGTATATACCCCCAGACCGGGAAAGGAGGAAGTCTGTGGCCAAAGACGGTACCAACCGCGGCGGCGCCCGTGCTGGTGCTGGCGCAAAGAAGAAGCCCCTCGCCGACAAGATCGCCGAGGGAAATCCAGGCAGAAGGAAGCTGACTGTCATCGACTTTCAGGACACAGCCGATTTAGAAGGTCAGCCCATGCCGAAACCGTCAGCTATGCTGTCCGCCACCCAGAAGGATGGCAAGACGCTGGTTGCCGCCGAGATCTATGAAAAGACCTGGACCTGGCTGGCGGAGCGGGGATGTGCCGCGCTGGTTTCCCCGCAGCTTTTGGAGCGATACGCTATGAGCGTGGCCCGCTGGATACAGTGTGAGGAGGCCATCACCGAGTACGGCTTTCTCGCCAAGCACCCCACCACGGGGAACGCGATTCAAAGTCCCTATGTGGCGATGAGCCAGAACTTCATGTCCCAGACCAACCGCCTGTGGATGGAGATCTACCAGATCGTCAAGGAGAACTGTTCCAGCGAGTACGGCGGGGCCACGCCCCAGGACGATGTGATGGAGCGGCTGCTGTCCGCTCGGAAAGGAAAATGAGTATGACCAAATATAAAACGGCTGAAAGCGTCCGGCGCGGTCACCCGGATAAGCTGTGCGACCTGATTGCCGACAGCATTCTGGACGAGTGCCTGCGGCATGACCGCTATTCCCGCTGCGCCTGCGAGGTCATGGCCACCAAGGGAAAAATCTTTGTCTGCGGGGAGATCACCTGCGCGGCAAAGATCAACATCCGCTCGGTGGTTCGGGAGGTCCTCCGCAAGGCGGGCTACAACCCTATGAAATTCATCGTGTTCGTCTATGTCCACCGGCAGAGTGCCGATATCGCCGGCGGCGTGGATTCCGCTCTGGAGGTGCGGAATAGCGGCAGCGAGGATGTGTTCGCTTCCACCGGCGCCGGCGACCAGGGCACCGTGTACGGTTACCAGGGAAACCTGGACCCGTCTGCCCGTCCCGGTGGTCTTTGCGAATGAAATCTGCAAAGGGCTGGATGATGCCATGCACGATGGAACCATCCGTGGCATCGGCCCCGATGGCAAGGCCCAGGTGACCGTGGCCTATGAGGACGGAAAACCCGTGGGCGCCAAGAACATTGTGGTGTCTGTCCAGCACGATGCGGACAAGGATTTGGAGGAGCTTCGCCGGGAGATCATCTCGGAGGTTCTGTATCCCATCCTGGACCGCTTCGATTTCCCCAAGGATGCGGAGATTCTCATCAACCCCTCCGGCAGGTTTGTGGAGGGCGGTCCCGCCGCCGACACCGGGTTGACCGGAAGGAAGCTGATGGTGGACACCTACGGCGGTCTTGCCGCCCATGGCGGCGGAGCCTTCTCCGGGAAGGACCCCACCAAGGTGGACCGCTCCGCAGCTTACATGGCCAGAGCCATCGCCCGGAACGTGGTGGGCGCGTGGCTGGCGGAGGAATGCCAGGTATCCATCTCCTATGCCATCGGCAAGGCGGAACCCACCGCTGTGGAGATCGACACCTTCGGCACCGCCAGGGTGGACGAGGATGTGATTCGGCTGGCGGTGCTGGATGTGTTCGACCTGCGGCCCGCTGCCATCATGTCCCTGCTGCATCTCCGCGCTCCCATTTACGCCGACACCGCCGCCTACGGCCACTTCAACGGCTACAAGTTCA